TTCAGTTAAACCTTTAATTTTTTCGTTAATTGATTGAATTTTTTCATTTATTTTAAATAATGCATTATGAGTACGTTTTAAGTAATTCATTTGTTCAGCATCACCTTTTAATTCAGTTTTCATTCTAGTAGCAAATTCAACTAATTTATTAATTTCATCTAATTTATGTTGAATCTGTTTAACACCCATATGCAATTGCTCTTGTGGTGTTCTATTTTTAGATTGGGATTTAAATTGAGAATAACGAACTTCGTTAAGTTGTTCTTCTGTCTTTTTAGGTTTTTTTGGGTCAACTATTTTAAATTTCACTAGTTCAAAATGTTTATCTGGGTTAGGTAAATCTTCGTGTCCTGATTTAGATGTCTCGTGTTGTTTTTTGGGTTTTGTAAATGCTTTTGGAGTAGCGTATCCTATTCTTTCTTCAAGATGTTGCCCTTTCCATAAATCTTTAGCATCAATTCTTTCATTGGGTTTTACAATTCTAAATCCCATTTTTTTATAAACATCACCTGATTTAGGCATTTTTTCAAACCCTGCAGGAGCATTTTTATCTTGAGAGGTAGGTTTTCTAGCAAAAGCTTTAGTTAAATATCCACCAGCATTACCAGAAGCTGATTCTTCATCAAGAAGTTCAGCTAGGTGTTTTAGTACTAATTCTCTTAACTTGTCTTTATCCATTGTGGATTTTAGTTAATTCACTATGTAATTCTTGATATTGTAATAATGCAACTATATTATCGTCTTTTATTGTTTTAGCTTCTAGAATAGGGTTAATAAGATTTATTGTCTCATTCACTTTAATTTTAATTGTAGCGTCCTCTATTGTAGGTAATAATTTTAAAAGAGATTCTTTTAGGTATGTGAATTTAGTATCCACGTATTTTTTTAGGTTTGTTGTGTTAGTAATGTTATTAATGTATTCTTTTAACACATCTTTCTGATCATCAGATAATGTATTAAATCTATCATTAAATTTTTCTAACATTATTTTGTAAACTAATGCACGAGTTCCTTTATCTAAAGTTTCAAATTCACTTACTGTAGGTTGGGGAACAGATATAGTATTAGTTTGAGCTATATGTTCTAAGATATTCATTTTAGCAGATAGAATATCGTCTAGATTTTTGGTAGGTGTTAAATTAGCTTCTAATAAAGTGTATGTTGAAGATAATAATTTGTAGTTACTAATTTTAGCTTTAAAAAAATCATCAATGTCGAAATTAGCTTTAATTTCTTTAATTAAGTTGTATTTTTCTTTAGCTAATTTGTTTCTATCTAAAGTTTTATTTACTTCTAGAATTGTAGAAAGAATGGACTCTGCTTGGGCCTCACTAATATTTTGAGATTTTGATATCGATTGATATAATTTGTTTTCTCTTGATAATTCAGTATTAACAAAATACTTTTTAATCAAAGATACAGCCTTAGAGTCGTGACTGGACATTGTATCAGCTGTAATCTTTCTTACAAGTAATTCAAATAGTATTCCAGTATTACGGAATTTATTATGCTTTATATTAGCCATTTATTCAAAATATAGTTAACTACTAGTTATAAATATTAATTTTATTTATCTTCTTTTAAAAGGTTATCCTCGTTTAATAAATCACTTTCTTCAAATAAACTTACCTTTTGTTTAGGAAACATATTTTTTAAATTATTAGAAATTTGATGATAAACTGCTTGTGTTGATAGATTTTCTAATGATAATGAAGAAGCTTGTCTTGCTGATTTTTTAAAACCATTTGGTTCATCTCCATTTTTCATTCCATCTCTACCTAATCTATCTTTACCAAATGGGTTTTCTTGTGTATTAATATTTGATGCTTTTTCTTTAGGGCGACCTAATACTTGATCAGGGTAAGTATCACCTTCTTCACTATATCCTGTTGGCACACCTTCAGTACCTGGATATCTACCTGGCCCATAAAGTGATGCTAATGTGTGTGGTGTACCATAAGCTTCACCAGTTTTGCTTGGATCATTACCTTCAGTTTCAATTTGATCTAATCTAAATTTACGTTTAGCATCTTCAATCATTAAATCTCTATATTCATCGTATTGATCTTCACTGAAGTGGAAGATATTATCATATACCCAATCAGTAGGTACAATTTTATTTTGAATCAATTCAGTAGCTAATGCAGATTTTTCTTTCATCAATGCTACTTTTTCTTGTTCGTATATGATTGAAGGAACAGTTAATGATAAATCAAAATTTGTTAATGATTCTCCATCATACCCTTGTGAATACAAGTGAACTAAAGCAATTTTTGTTAATTCAGATACTAAAATTCTTTGGATTCTTTCTACTGTACGAGCAAAACGAATATCTTCAGCAGCTAAGGTAGCTTTACCTGTTAAATCTTTTTCATACCCAAAATATGCTTTAGGCACTTTTAAAGCAGCAAATAACTTATCTCTTAAATAAGTAACATCTTCAATAGCTGTATAATCTAAACCTTTAGTTGTTTCAATTCTAGTTGTTGCATCACCACCTCTTACAGGAATATAAAAATCCTCAAGAATGTTTTGCATATTATATTTTAAATTATATTCACCTGTACTTGGATCCATGTAAGGTGTTTTCTTCATTTTATTAATAGTACGTTGCATGAAGTTTTCTACTTCATTAGGTGGAATATTACCAACATTAATAAAGAAAGTACGTTTTTCAGGTGCTCTTACAATACGATGTATTAACATCGCATCTTCCATCAATGTTAATTGTTTGAAAATTTTACGAGCAGGTTCAATGTAACTTCTACCATAAGGTAAAAAGTTAAAATCAGATAATAATCTGAAGTGAGCCATTTCGTAATTATCAAATACAATTCCCTCACTTTGGTTACGAGTATAACCAGAAACAGTTTGAGGACCCATTGTTGATTGTTGAGACGAAAAAGTAGGATCGTATTTGAATTTTACTTCTTGTGGTTTTTCAGGATTTCTACCTTCTAATCTTAGTATTGAATAAGAAGAAAATGGTATTACATTGTAAACACCAAATTTTTCTGATATTTCTAATTTGAGATAGAAATCACCATACTTGCACATGTTACGAGTCCATGACCAAAGATTAAATTCAATGTTTAATACATCGTAAAATAAGTTATATAGAATTTTTTGAATGGTTTCATCAGAAGAACGTATTTGTAATACTTCTCCCATGTCATTTCTCAAACAAGTTTCATCAGCTAAAATATCTAATGTAGAGGCAATAATAGAATCACTATCCATTAACTCATAGTCAGTGTATAACTGAATACGTGTAGTAGGGTATGATAAATCGTTATTAAAATTAAAGTTTAGTCCACCTGTTGTAGTGTATACTTTATTGTATCTATCGAAAAGTGAGTTTGTTTGGATAGTACCAAGTTGTTGGATACGATCAGTATCCATTACTTTTAATTGATTACCTCCAACGTTTCTTATTATAACGTCTGTTGAAAATAATCGTTGTAATCTACCAAAAAATGAAGTATCTACCATAAAATTCTATTATATATTATAAATATTTAAAATTAACCGAGAAGCCAATTTAAGTCCTCGGTTCCACCTTTACCATCATCCATTTTATATGGGTTATCATTTTGATGGCTATATGAAAATATTCCAGGTGCTTGTTGGTTAGAAACACCAAAACTACCTAAAGTAGCTCTAGTTAAATCTAGACCTTGTTGTCTGAAACGTAGTGCCGTGTCTCTCAGGAATAAACCAATGGAAAACGACATTACCAAGTCATCGTTATACCCTGATTGGGACTGTGCTTTACCGTTCTTCCAAACGAATACTCTTAATTCATCCATCAATCTACGAGATTGAAAAACAACTGATCTTTCTTGAAGATATGAAACTAATTTTGAGACGCAAAGTGGTCTTGTCTTCATTGATGTTGTAAAACCAGGTAACATACCTTGACCGTTTTCCATTCTTGCTAATTGATTTTCATTAGCACCCATTGTAGTATCGGCTTTAGAAGAGTAATATAGATTTCTGTATCCTCTATCTATTAATTGTTCAATTACACTCCACCCAATATTAGCATTTTCCACTACTAGTAAAGCATCATTATATTCAGTTGCTATTGAAAATAATATATGAGCGTAATCTTTGGTTTGAACTTGTGATTTAAATTCAGCTACTTGTTTAGCTTCAGCTACATCAAATATATGGAATGCAGAATAATCAGTTCCATCTCCACGAGCAACGTCAGCTACTACCATATATGATTTTGAATAATCAGGTAGCTCCCAAATCCATAAATCACCACCAGGTCCTCTTCTTTCAATTGGATCTGAAATATAAGTTGATTCATAAAAATTAAGTAAATCTGGTTCAATAACTGTATCTCCTGAGGTACTAAAATCACAGTCACATTCTTGTGCTGCGTGTCTTAATCCTAAAATTTCGTCTTGGGCATCTCTCCATGTTTGGTCTCGTTCAGGGTGAACGGTCCAAGGTAATTTTAGAGGAACAAATTTATTTTCTTTGGCTTGTGCTTTAGTAAAGGATCTATGAAACCAGTTACCTGTACCATAAGGAGTAGATAAGGCTAAACATTGACCTCCAGTAGCTAAGGTTTGTTGTGCTGAGGCGAAAATCTCATCAATACCTTCAATAAAAGCAGCCTCATCAATAATAAGAAAAGAAACGGCTTCTGAACGACCTGCATCTGCTGTAGCACCAACTGCTTTAATTTGTGATCCGTTAGTTAATTTAAGTGATAACTTATTATTTTCTGATGGTTTATCACCTGTTTTTAACCATTTAGGTAAATTATCGTAAGCGAAACGTACTTTAGTTACCATGTTTTTAGCAGTTTCTTGTTTAGTTGCTATACACAGTACGTTTTTATCTTTATTAAATAACATTAACCACAAAGAATAAGCTGAGGCTAATGTTGATATACCTAATTGACGAGATTTATTGATAATTGTATACTCATTCTTTTGAAGTTGATGTAATACTTTCTCTTGGAATGGGAATAAATTAAATTGGATTCTGCCACGTTGTGGATGTTGAATCCAATAATATTTTTTCATGAAGTACACAGGATCTTGGGCACATCTTACCCATTCCTGTTTTATCATTTCCTTTAAAGGAATTGCTTGTTGTTCACTCATTGAATGTGTTTCTATATAAATATATAGAAGAGAAAAAAGCCTAACATTTTAAGTTAGGCTAATTTAAATTTATTAATTTTTTAATTATACTTCTTCGCCACCCATCAAATCAGCAGCACTTAATGATTTTGGTGATTTGAATACTTTAGCTTCTAATGATTTTTTCTCAGCAGTTAAGTCTCTTAATTGAGCTACAATAGCAGCTTCTTTAGCAGTACCTTTAGCAGCTTGATAAGCAGGAATTAAAGCTTTCATTTCTTTAGTTATTTGAGCTAATTTTTCAGCAGCAGTACCTAATCTTTTACTACCTTTAGCAGCAGCAATAGCTTGTTTTTCAGCAGCCATATCTTCTTCATCTTCACCATCTATAAATGATGTAGCAACTGGTTTTTCACCTGCAGTAGGATCAGTAATTCTTAATTTAGGTGATTTTTCTTTAGTTGGTTTTTCTGCTTTTACTTTTGGTTCAGCAGCTGGTTTATCAGGGTTTGCTTTTCTACCTCTTTGTCCTAATTCTCTTTCACCTTTAGTCAAAGCAATGAATTTATTAAGTTGGTTGTCATATAAATCTTCACCATCTAAAGCATTAATTACAGCTGCATCTCCTTTAATTGCTTTTTTAAGTGCAAGACCTTGTAGTTCAGGATTAGCAGTTATTACAGATTCAATTGAAGATTTTAAATCACCAGCAATTTTAGCCATTTCTTCTAAACTATCTGGGTTATATAGTTGAATGTTTTGAATTTCTTTGTTACAGTAATCAATAATAGAATTTAAATATTCAATTTTATCATCATCACTATCCCAATCACCATTTAGCAAATCATTATCAATGTCACCAAAAATCCCTAGTCTTTCTACTTCTTCTTCATTTATAAAATTACTATTATTATAGTAATCTTGCATTTCATCTTCACTTTCAAATCCTTGGTCTTCGTACCCTTCACTTAATAAAAGACTTTTTGCTTTCTTTAAATCAAAATCGATATTAAAATTCATTTGTTTATTATTTTTTAGATTAGTATTTTGATATAAATATTACAAAGAAATAACTTCTAATATCTGTTTAATACGTTGCTCAGTTGTACCTGATATCATAGTAAAATTATTCATTCTATGATTATATAATTGACAAAATCCTTTAATAGTAAAATCTATTTGATCTCTATATTCAGCATTAGTTTCTCGTACACCATTGTTCTCTATTTCTATTCCTTCAGGAGAAACATAAAAAATGTAATCATACTCATTAATAAAATTACGAGCATATTCTTCAAATGAAGTTTTATCAGCTTGATTTATTGACTTAGCATTTTGTGTAAATGCCATTACATCAATAACTGTTCGATCAGTAATTATATTTTCATTAATCAATTCACTAGCTCTCTCAGCTAAAAATACAGTTTGCCCTTTTAAAGTAGAATCTGTATTCAATGGAATACCTAAGTCTCTTAAATACTTACTACGTTCAGTAGCAAAAGTATAGTCTTTAAATTGTGGTAGCTCTTGTAAAGCATTTACTAATGTAGTTTTGCCACATGACATGGTTCCTGTTAGTCCTATTTTCATATTAAAATCTTGATTTTACTTGTGGATTTTTATCTGGTGGTACTCCGTTTCTATCTTTACGTGCTTCAACCCAATCATCTTTAGTGAGTTGAAAACCATATAGATAATATTCATCTTTCTTTTTTTCACTTTTTGGATACTTTAATGCTGGGCCATCCCAGTTATGAAGTTTACCATCAAAATACGTAATTGTTCTACCATCAGTAGAACTAAATGTTCTAGTTTTATAATCTTTATTTTCCATAATATACGAAATTTTAGTTAAATTTCAAAATGTCTTCTGCTACATAAATACCCTGTCCTCCACTAACACTGATCCCTCTAGCACTTAAAGCATCACCAACAAAATGGACATTTGGAAACTTGGTTAAAGCTAAGTTAGTATAATCAACGAGTGGCTCAGGTGATAAGTATTTTACTTCAGGTATATAAATCCCCCAATCATCTTTTAATGTTGGGAATACTTTTTTCATATCTTCAATAAACTCATCAATATAACTGAAGTAACCTTCAAATGTTTCTCTTACTTCATCCATTCCTAATTTATCTATTTGATAAGCCTCTACAAAATCACCTTCTGAAGTTTTAGATACTGTACGAGTTGGAGAGTAATATAAACCTTGTTCACTAATTGATTGGCATTGTTTTACAACATTTCTGCTCCAAGTGAATGGATCTTCAATACCATTTAATTCCATTATAATACCAAAGTTAGTCATATCATTTCTATACTTCTCATCTTTTTTAGCGTGGCCATTGTAAGTATAGTTCCCGTATGTTTCTTCTACTGCAACATATGCTGCATTATTATTAGTACAGAATGAACGTAATGATACTCCTTTATCATCAAATTTTCTATACAATTTAAAATCATATGAAATATCAATTAATTTTTGAAAGTGTTTTTGTGGTGCTTCAAAACGTACCCCAATTTGTACTGATTTAGGTTCAGTTGGTAAGTCATATTCATCTGCTAATTCTTTACCAAAATCAATACCTGATTTACCTACACCAAAGATAAGTTCATCATAGTGGTGACTATCATAATGTTCTCCTTTTTCATCCTCCCATTTTCCATATGCTGTGTTTTCAGTAAAATCAATTTTAATAATTTTAGTTTCCCAATGAAAGTCAACTCCATTATCAACTAAATATTGATACCAATTTTTAGCAATTTCTAACAAATAATCTGTTCCAACGTGCCATACAGGAAATAATCTTAAACCAAAGTATGGTTTAATAAAGTCAGGTTCAGCATCTGGGTTTGAACATTGTACTTCTTCAGGTTTAGGATGAAAACGTTTAAAGTTAGTAATAACTTGATCCATTAATTCCATAGCTTTATCTTCACCACAGTATTTTTTTAGTTGACCACCAATAGCAGTATGATAAGTTAATTTACCATCTGACCAACCTCCTGCACCTAGCATTCCAGTCATTACTTCACTTGGTAATCGTTTATGAGGATCTTTCCCCATATCAATAATGGTAATTTTACCTTTATATTTGTTATCTACTAGTTTAGTTGCGGCATTAATACCTGCTACACCTGCACCTACAATTACAATGTTTTTACTCATGTTTATAATTTTTGAACTGTTAAATATATGAAAAAAAAGGCGCTAATCCAAATGATTGACGCCACAGCTGTCATATTTTATCTCTTTCGAGCGACTAGGCTATGAATCTAGTCTGTATGTTATTTATTAATAGAATACTTCTTTATTTGCTTTAATAGCCTCAAAATCTAGTTCAGGGTATATATTTTCTGATTGGAGTTGTTGTAAAGCTTTACTAAAGGCTTCATCAAAATCACTTCTATATGATAAATCTAATCCTTCCTCTTCTGCTATAGAGTCAATATATTCTCTCATATATCCACCTTCTTCAGTATCTAGAAATGGATTAAATGCTTCGTTTAATTGAGATGAACCACCGTTATGGTTAATTAAATATATTTTATTATATTTTGACATGAAATTATTTAATTCATCTTCACTAGTAATAGCTTTCCAATTGTCAGGATTAGTTAAAAATGTTGTAATATAATTTATATCAATTACTCCATAATTATCATTAAATATTTGAACTACTTTTGGATTTTTGGATAAAGTGCCGGTTACAGATAAAATGGATTTTGAAGTATCTTTTATAGCTACATTATACACTATAAAACCTATTCCTCTAGATTTAACAAACCCAGGTGCTAGTTTAGAATCATCAGAAACATATAATATTATCCCATCGTTTATTAAATCTAATGCTTTATTTTCTGTTAAATTTTTATATTCACTCTCAGTAATAATACCAGCTAGTTTTTGAAAGCGAGCTGCCTCAGTTATAAATTGCTTTTTCATGATTATTCAGATTTAGTTTTTACTTATTTTATTTTATAAATTTTTAATAGGTTATAATATAATAAAGAAAATTTGCTTATCCAAATGGAATCGCAGATTTCTTTTGTTTTATTTTAAATTAAAGTTATGATACTTTTACAAATACTGAACTTGATTTTGTTGATGAAGAAGCATAATTTAACATATCTGATATTACTTCATTTTGTCTATCAGGTTCTAATGAATTTATGATAAATGCTAGTTTTGTTGATAAGTATTTAGAAACTAACCAGTTTAAATCTTTTGATTGTACTAATGCATTAAATGATTCAGTGTTTATGTTTTCAACAATAGTAGAATATGATTGATAAAAATCATCAGTTAATCTTTGATTATTAGATTTAAACCCTTCTTGTACTTCTTTAGCATTAGGTAATAGGGGCAAATCATTAAATTTTAAAACATCATTAATAGGACCTTGACCTATTTTACCACCAGCTGCTTTTTTACCTTTTATTTCACCCGCAAAGTTACCTGCAAAATTAAATGTTCTAAATGTGATAGATCCATCATCGTAAAGTAAAACTGTATTATTATTAGTGGGTCTTGAATCGTATCCTTTGTATTGATATGATTGGGTTGAGTCTTTAGCTAAATTATATATTTTTATTTCTCCACCTCCAGAAAGTTGTTTTAACGAAACACCAATTAATTTTCTATCATTATATAGTTCAACTAAGGTTCCATTTAATTCTTCAAAATTAGTTGGAAATTCCATTCCTAAAATTGATTCATCTACCATCCAAATATCTGCAGGATTCCATTTATCAGAATTTAATGAACTATCTGCTTTTTTCTTAGCTGCATTAAATGCACTATAAATTGATTTTACAAATGAAGAGCCTCTATGTTGTTGTAAGGATTTACTTGGAAATGTTTTTAATAACAAATTTGCAGTATTAACAAAAGTTGATGTCCATTGTTTTTTATTAGCAACATATTCTATAATAGAATCTAATCCAGCAGTAACATCACTTATAGCATAAGCTGCTGTTAAGTTTTCAGGAGTTAAATCTTCAGCACTTATAATTTTTCCTAAAATTTTATATGCAATAGAATTTACTACACTTTGAGCTGATTCTTGTATTTCAGTGTTTTCAGCTCCACCACCTTGTCCTGCTCCACTTCCAAATTCAGGTGTTTTTTTAAATGAAGATAACCCGTAAGCATTACCTTTAGTATCAATAAATACTTTACCTTTACCTAGTGTTTTATAATCTTTAGATTGTAAAGCTTTAATAGCTTCAGCAGTTGCTTTAGGATCTAAAACAACTTGGGTACCATCATTTAATTCAAAAGGTTCTTGATTTTTTAATTTATCTAAAAATCTTTCACCCCTATCATTATATTGGTCTTTAAATTCAGATTTAGAAGTAAATGGTTTTTCTAATTCGGCAGGTGATAAACTTGCCTCTTTAATATAAAATTTTAATTTTTTTTTTAAACCCTCTTTTACTTCTTCAGGTGCTGTTTCTTCAGGTGCTTCTTCAGATGGTGTTTTTTCTGCATCTTTATTTTGTAAATCTGCTTGATTTTCTTCAGGATTGTTAGGACCCGAACTACCAGGTGGTAATCCTAATTCTAATAATTGAGCAATAGAAGTAATAGCGAATTGTTCTTCAGATAAATTTAATAGATCATATTTTTTACCTGAAATTTTAGCAGTATATGATTTAGGACCATAAATTAAATAAAATTCTTGTCCGTTATGAAGTACAACTCTAAAGGTAGTTGGTTTAGGAGCTGTAACAAATACACCTGAAATGTAATCTCTATAATGCTGTGTCATTAGATCTGTCATTGTAGCATCTAATGAAGGATATTTTTGCAGAATATATTCTAATGGATCACTTTCAAAAGTCAGAAGTTGAGAATTTTTAAAATCCTCAATTTCCTCTTTAATTAATTGTCTTAATATTGCTAGTTTAGTCATTTGGTGGTTGATTTAAATCTTCTCCTACACCATCACCTACTTGTTTAGTATATCTTTCTCCTGTTTTTTTATTTAAATAAACTCTAGTTTGAAGATAGTTTTCAGGATCTTCTGGTTTATCTAAGAAAACATACCCAACAACCTCGTCTTTTTCAGTTGCATCAGTTCCTTTAGCTATATTCATTAATATAGTATCCATTGTTTTTTTAGTTAATCCAGGTGTTTTACCTCCAGGATAATAATTAGAACTTCCTTCCATTTCCTTAAGGATAGTTTTTTTAATTATTTCTTTTAATTCAGATCTTTTCATAATTTAATCTTGGGTTGAATAAGGTGTTCCTTGTTCTTTAAATCCTATTACCCCTGGAATGTTTCTAATACCATCAGTAATGGTTTTAAGAGTAGTTTCAGAATCAAATTTATTTTGTTTAGCGTATGGGTAAGGATCAACTTTAATTTCTAATTTACTTCTAAAGTATCTTGAGGTTGGATCTTGTTCCATCTCTACATTACGTACAACAGTAATAGCAGGTAAAGCTCTAACATCAGAAAGAATATCTTTTTGATTTCTTTTCTCATCATCTACAATTAATATTCCTTCTAAGTGAAATATTTTGTCTAGATTACCTTCATTTAATAATTTACTTATTGATATCATAATTATTTATTTAGGGGTTCCCACCAATTAGTACAATATTCGTCAGCAGCATATGGTATAGTATTGGTACCAGCCCAATCATAATAATAATTACTAGTACAAATTTGTTCTTCTCGATTCCACCATTTACAATTTGCGCAACATGAACCTCCTTTAGGTACCTGTAATCCTGCTTTATGGTTAGGAGGTAAAACCATTTCACCTGGTCCTCCGTAATTTTCAGTTAGTATGTTTTGTAGCTTTATCATTTTGTTTTTCCCCAAGTTTTACCTTTACCTTTTCTTTTACATCCAGCAGGAGTAGGTCTACAAGCAGGATATTTAGCACGTTTTTCACCTTCTTTTCTACCACAAGCTTTATAACCTCCTTTACCATCAGGTGCATTACAATCTACCCATCCACCTTCTTTACCTTTAGGGCCTGAACGTTTAAACCAAGTACGTAATGTTTCTTTTTGTGCTTCAGTTAATTTTTCAAATTTTTCTTTTAAATCTTTCCAAATATCACCTTGACGACATCTAACAATTTGACCTGATCTATATGCTGATGATTTTGGGTTTTTACGTCTTGCAATACGTAAACATCTATCTGCTTTTTTCTCAGATAATATTTGGTTTAATATTTCAGAAAGTTTTATCACTTTTTACTAACTATTTTATTATAGTCAGTCATAGATAAGGTTTTTCCACTAGCACTTAAAGCAATAGCTTTTTCAGTTACATCATGTAAGTCCATATCAGTTTTAGCATCCTCCCTCGCATATTCTAACATACGAATAAATAGTGGAACATCCAAAATTATTTTGTCTGTTGGATTAGACTGTTTTTCTAAAAAAACTTGTTCTACTGCTTCTCTAATAAGAAATCTTAAGGTTGAATTATCCATTTTATTTATATTTAGCTAAAATTTGCTCGTTATTTTTAATAACGTTTTGTCTTTTAACTTGATTTCCGTGGTTAGGTTTTTGTTTACCTGGTTTTCTTGATTTAGACATTTTCTTCTAAATTATCAGCGTATTTAGTTAATTTATCTTTAGCGTAATCAGCTGCTTGACCTAATTTTCCTTTTACTTTGTCTTTTAAAGTATTGTAAACTGCTTTTAATGCTTGATCAGCTTTAGCGTCATCTTCAATATTTAAAGCAGCTTGAAATGCATTTAAAATATCATCCATTGAAGTATCTCCTTCAGCTTCAGCTAATTGTTTAGCTTTAGCAGTAGCAATAGCGTAAGTTTTAGAATCTTTTGAAGCACCTTGCTTAGCCATAGCTTTAACAATATCTTCTTTTTTATTTTTTTCAGCTTTAGATAATTTCTTCTCTTGAAGAACTTCCATTACCGCTTGTTTGATTTGATCTTTGATTGATTCTTTCATAGATTTTTTAGGTTGAGATGCTATAAATTGTAAAGCAGATGCTATTAAGTTTTTCTTTTGTGAATCTGTTATATCAGCTACAGTGATTTTACCTCCATCAACAGTAGTTTTTTCAGCAAAATCTTTTGGTATTAATTTTTTAAACTTAGCTGCTAATTCAGGTGTATCAAAAGTTTTAATAAAGTTGATTTTTTCTACTTTACCTTGTGTATTTGAAGTTGTTGCAGGTTGATCATCTGATTCTTGTTGAGATATGCTATATTGTTGTTTAGCATTACCCATTATAGTTTTAAGTACTTTTGTTAAGTAATCTTTTGTTTCGAATGGATTTTTCTTTTGTGGGAAAACAATTTTATCACCAACAACAACAAAATCTTTATCTTTAGTCATTACACCACTGTATTTTTTTAAGTTATCTGGTGTTTTCATTGGATAAAATGTAGATGCATATTTACCAAAGAAATCCATTGGTAAATCTTTAGCTTCCAATGTAATTATAAATTCGTTAAATGAATCATTATCATTTTCAACTGACCATTCATCAAATTTGCTTTGTAGTTGTTGTTCTACTTTAGCCCATTCTTGTGGTGCTCTACTTTTAATGTCAATTATTTTAGAAAGTCTTTCGTTTTCGTTACTTTGATCCCAAGTTTCTTTAGCTACTCTACCTTTAGTTGCAGGTACAGATGGACCAAATATTTTAGAAATGATTTTGGGATCTCTTAAGTTATTAGCATAAATACCATAATTCTTAATATCGGATAATGCTGTTAAAGCTGCTTCTAAATTAGCAGGTTCAAGTACTAAATCATACAGAGCTTTTTCAAGTCCTGCTTGTTTTTCTTCTTCACCACCTTCAAGTTCCTCTTTAATTAACTTATATAGATGAGTTTTTAAAAGTTCAAAATTATTTGTCATCTTTAGTTTCTTTCTTTTCTTTTTTAGGGGAAGATTTTTCTAATGCTGCTTTTAATTTTTCTAACACTTGTTCAGCTTTTTCTAATTTAGCAGTATAGTTTGATAATTCACCTCTCATTTCAGGGTTATCAATTAATTTAGCCATTTCAGCTTTTAAATCAGCTACTTGTTTTTCTAAACCACCTACTTTTTCATGTCCTTTTTTAACATTCTCTTTTAATTCAGAATCTCTTTGTTTTAGAGCTTTTTTACCAGCAGCTAAAGCTTGATTTAAATTTAAATAGGCACCTGTATATTCATTACTACCAATTATATTACCCTCTATAAGTTCTTCTAGAGTTACTGTTTCAATAATACCTCCTTCACTCATATCTTTAGTAGCTTTTTTAACTAAATAAATATTACCATCTTTAGTTACTTTATCTTCAAACATTAAACCTGGGGTAGATGTTAATGATTCTTCTGTTTTTTCTTCAGTTTTTCCTTCTTCGGTAACTGAGTTTAATTCTGATAAGTAATCAGTAATGCTTTCTTTAATTATGTTTTTTAATTCTAATCTTTTCATGGGTGTTAGTTTTTGATATAAATATTTATATTTCTAAGTTTCTTAATCGTTTTATATTGCTTTTAATTGCTTTTATAACTTCAGGATCAATACTTCCACCATCCCATTTTTCTATGTCACCTGCTTCGGTAACATATGTTGTATTTTTTGAATTAAAGTACTCATCGAACATTTGTTCGGCATCATCTATAGTAGCATTTTTGTTAGCATTTAGCATTTCTTTTTCATATGCTTCATACTTACCTGTTACTCTTAATTTACCTTCCATTTCAATAACACAATCAAAACATTTTTGATGTATGTTATACATTTTTCTATTTAATGAAATATCTTTCATTGGTTTAGAACAACATGGGCAAGTAAGTGGAAATTCAACCATTGCCTTTAACGCATCATGTTTGGTGATGGTTTGTTTAATACCATTGTGAATAGTCCAGGTTTTACCGTTTTCTTCCCACATATCACCCTCAATATGAGTAATTTTATCTTTAGTATAACCGGCTTGAATTCTAGTAGCATTTCCAGTATTACCTGAAATAATATTTCGCATTCTTTGAATGTCTTTCTCTTCAAATTCTCTGTTTAATTGTGACATATACTTTATTTATATAAAATTTATTTTTTTAAAAACTTCATTTGGGAGATTATTTTGAAGGTATTCTTTCCAATAACTGTCAGCTGTAATATTTTTTATTAGATTTAATATATTAGAAGGTCTTAAATCTCCTACAGTTGAGACATATTCTTGTTCGTAACCATAATCATCTCCAGGAGCTCCAAAATATTCAAATGGTTTTAAGGGAGGAAGATTTTTAGTATCAAATGTTAATCTAACTCCTACTTCTTGATCTTCATCTTGAAATTCTCTGAATGACCATAAATTAGGATCTGTTGTGAATGATATTTGTTTAAATTTAGGATCAGCTTTAATAGTATTTGTTTTTACCATATTTACAAAAAATTTGGGAAGAGTAAAATGATATACTTCTTTGGGAATAGTGGTTTCTTCTAATAAAGAAATTAATTTTATCATATTCCTAATTTTTTTAAATCGTTTATTGCTTGATCTGTGTTTTTATATAAAATTCCAATACCATTTTTGGATTTCCAATTCATAATGGTATCTTCTCTATCGTCAATTAGTATTTTGTTTGGTCCTGCTAAATCAGCTTTTTGTTTAGCTTGTTTAAAAACAATTGGGGTACCTGGAATGTTATCTTGTACCCATAATGTTTTTCCTATACGACTTGATTCATGGTATGAAGGAGCGGTAAGTAAAGTTGGTTTATAAGGTTTAATGTAATCCCATAATTCTTTACCACCAGGCATCCAAGGGATACCTCTCCAAAATCTTACTCCAATTTCATTATCAATAAGTTTCCAAAACATTTCTGTAGCTTTCTTGTCACCATATTTTTGGGTCATTTCAGCTCGATATTGATCAGGAGACATTCCTGTAAAATGTTCAAAACGTGCTTCGAAGTCAGCTAACACTCCGTCAACGTCGCAAAATATTTGGTAATTAATTTTAGGTTTATCTTCTTCGAATAAATTATTTAATGATATCATTTATTATTTTATCTTTTTTACTTCTATTTTCTAATTTATATAAGGGTTGGGTGTTGTTATAATTAAAGCACTTGTAAATATTTTCCTCAATGGTTAGATCAAATTTGGAGCAAGGGTAGATATGATCTACTTCCCATACAACTCCATGATTATCCCAATTCATATCAGGTTTAAATTGTTTTTCTAAATGTTGTTTATATTCTTTTAAAGAGCAACCTAAATATTTTAAAGAGGTATTATTTTTTTGAGTAGATTGTTTTTTTAAAATACTATTCATTCTACATCTAAAATTATTTTTTAATTTATAATTTGAATTATTACTGTATTTATAATTTTCCCAATTCTTTTTATACTCATTATATTGATTTTTATACCAATCCTTATTCTTTCTATCTTCTTTAATACATGATCTACAATAGGTATTTAACCCATCAGATTGTTTAGTCATTATAGTAAATTCAGTTTTAGGTTTCTCTTCACTGCATTTAACACATATTTTGTTGTTTGGGTCTTGAGGTAAGAGTATAATCCTTTCAGGACGATATTTTTTACTATTCTCAATTACACATTCCTTACAATATATGTCTAATCCATCTTTTTTAGATTTATTCTTATTATATTGAGTAAGTGGTTTATCTTGATTACATTTTTGGCAAATTTTCATATCTTATGGTTTAATATAAATATTAAAAAATCCAAAAAGACCCCATCTACTTTCAATTAGTTATGAACAAAAACTAAACTTTTTCTATATGATAATTATCAAAATAATTATCTACTTCGGGATTGTAGTACGTAATATCATCGTAGTTATCAGAATAGCTTTTATGGTCTCTTACCCATCTGTCAGCATCTCCTTCACTATCGAAAAGTTGTTCAGTATAAGGAACATCTCCACCATAATCATGAAACACTACTTGGTATTTTTCTTCAGTTGCTTCTTCTAGTAATCTTAATTTTGCTTCTTTTAAATTTATATCTTTCATAATATCCATATTACCATTTTTTACAAGACCAATAATTAGCTTTCCAACGTGGTCCTGGGTTAGCGCAGTTATGTCTTGCTCTATAAGCTGCTCTTCTTTTAGGGTTTTTGGCTTTAATCACCATTCTTTTACCTTTAGCGGATTTACCACCAAAGCCAAAATTAACTTTAACTACTTTACCCTTATTATTTTTAACATATACTTTAAATTTCTTAATATCACCTTGCATAATTTTACCTAAGGTAACTTTACGACCCTGGTATTCAGCTTCATTTAAGGTTGATTCAGATAACTGTTTAGTATATTCTTTTAAAAAAGAAATAAATTCTTTTAAATCTTGTTCATTTTCAACATCATATTCATCTATTTCTTCAGTAGTTTGACTTTCAAATATTTCAGGATTTTCACGTCCAAATTCTCTCATTATTACCCCTGCCATTGCATTAGCTTCATTCTCAGTATCAGAACCATCCTCTCCATTTAATTCATCACCATTTAAGTTTTGCATATGATGAACTAATTCATGAGCTAATGTTCTTAAAATATCAGCCATGTTTCTATTATGAACTACTACTTTTATTTCTTGTTCTGATGGGTAATAACCTCCAAAACTATGATGTTCCTGAGAATATGAAGGGGAATTAATAATAAAAACTTTAGGTTTATCTACATTTAATTTATCACAAGTATAATCAACAAATCTGTCTATTAATGGAGCTTTTTGTGGGGTAAAGTTTTCATGTAATATAGGACCAGGTTTAAACTCATCTTTAGAGTAAATAGAAAATATTTGTTTAGCATCAATACCTTTAGGTAAAAATGTTTGTATATCTTCTAAATCTTTATTTCTGATGGCTGCTCTTAGATCAGTAGCATTAAAGTTTTCGGTAGTGCCTGCATCAACTATTTGAACATTAGAGTATTTTTCTCTATCTTTATCAATAGCAGCATATCTACTTCTTTCTCCTTTACCATAAAGTACAATAAAGTCTCTTGATTTATCTTTTATGATATCAAATACTTCACTTACAGGAGATGATTTAGTTGAAACTTTTATTTCAACGTTTGAAGGTAATAAATCTTTATATAAAGACCAAACTTCCATTGATTGTTCAGGTGTGAATTCATCTTTAGGTACATTAGACATTATTACAATTACTTCATCAGCAATTTCAGAAGCTTTATTGACAACATTAAAATGCCCTTGGTGTGGTGGTTTAAATTTACCAGGATACAAAGCTACTATTGGAATAGATTGTTCTAATAGTTCTTGTACAATTTCTTGACCTATATTCATTAAATAAAATTTTGAATTTTAGACTTTGCAGAACTTATATCATCAAATTTAGGTAAAGTTTTTACCATTGATTCGATATCTTTATTTAATTGATCTTTTTCAGCTTTAGATTTAGCCATTTCTTCTGGTGTTTTAGGTTTTCCTATAGCAGAAGAGGCTTGTGTAAATGGTTTAATTAATTCAGGTGAGAAATCTTTATTAGCATTTTCAGAATCGTTATTCAATAATATAAAATTATTTCCAAATGCTTGCTCATACACACCAATATTTTTGTTAACATCTCTCCAAGTACGTAAAACAATACCAGGCATTAAACTTCTATCACGTTCTTGATTACGTTCAAGTGAAGTTAAAGGTGAAACATAAATCATTAACATAAATGTTTCGTACCCTAAATCCTCTAATTGTTGTTTTTTCTTTAAAACCGGACCTGAGGCAGCACCAGTTCCATCGATAATAATGTTATTTTTATCTTCGATGGATTGTGCTAAGGTATCTTGAGTTGTTTTTCGAGCTTGTGCTTGTAATTTAGCTGCTTGAGATAATTGATCAGGAGTAAAATCTTTTTGTTTTAAACCTATACCACTTGCTTTTAAAAGTTCTTCATAAGTGTCATCTGAATTAATGACTTGGTATGAAGATGGTAATAACTGTTTTGTTAAAGTGGATTTACCACTACCAGCAGGTCCTGCTAAAAATATAGCTTTTGGGTTACCTTTTATTTCTTTTAATAAAGTAGCTAATTTAATCATTTTTTTATTATTGATATAAATATTTACACTTCCCTTTTAACTGTAGTTCTTAATGTTAAAATATGTGGTTTCGGAGTAGGATTTTCTAAATCAAATAAAGCTTTAACATTATTGAAAATACTTAAATTTTGGTCTTGTGATCTATCCGATTCAACTATTTCCCAGTTTTTACCTTTTAATCGTTTACCAGTTTTGTCTTCACCTCTAGAACGAGATTTTAACCATAAAATACCATAACGATTTATTTTCTTACCAAAACATTCCTCATAACACTGACCATAAACAGCTGTTTGTAAATCATATGTTGTTTGTAAGTGATTAGAAGTTTTTAAATCTATAACCCATAATTCACCATTAATTTCAACAATTAAATCACAGGTACCTGCTACTCTTAAAGTATCTGAAAATAAATGGACTTCAGTTTCAATTAATGTAGGTTTAACTGTTTCCCAAAAGTTAACAAAATTTAAAAACATTGACCACACGTGAGGTGGATATGCAGGATTACCATATTGATTTAAAAATGAACATTCTTTTCCATTTAAATAATCTTCACACAAATTATGAGTTTGAGTACCTTCTTCAGCTGCTTTTTTTACAATGTATTCTGAGGCGTAACCTACCTTTTTTAACCAATCTTCAAAATGAGGACCTTTTGGGTAATAAGATAAAACATGTGTTACTGAAGGATAATAATCTCCATTTCGTCTGTAAAACCTTGAATCAGGTAGTGTGATTTGTTTGTGGTCATCTGAAATTTGGAGAATTCTGTCGTAAGATTTTTTCATTAGTTTACTTCTAATTTGAGTGAAAAAAGATCAGAAAATGTAAATTCTTGAGAATTTTGTACTAAATGTGTAAAATGCTCGAAGCCCATATCTGATGGATCTTTACCTTCTAATTTTACAACATGTAATTTCTTTCCTGAGTGGAGTAGATCTCCTGCAATCTTAAGTGTACTTTTTAGAGCATCACTATCTAGAGCTAAGTATATGTCTTTAATATTATTAGACAATAGTTTTTTAGTTAACTGTTTTGACATTGTTTTACCATATAAAGGTATAGCATTTCTTTTAATAGCAATTGCATCAAATGCTCCTTCACAAAGTATAACAGGTAAATCCCAATTTATTAAGTTTTCAAATCCAATTATAGCATTTTTATCAGTAGATATAGCATCATATTTTCTAGCAGGATCTTTTTCAAATGAACGAGCTATAAAATAATTTAATTTACCATTAGCATCATAATTGGGTATAATAATTTTATTAGCGTATCTTCCTACCTCACAATACCCTATTTGATATTTGAGTATATCTGTGGGTGTTATACCGCGTTTTTTAACATAAAACAACGCGTGTCTCGCAGTAATATCTGTCTTCGATAGGTTATATAGAGGTTTATATTCCTTGGGTAATTCAACGTTAAGGTTAAAGTCTGATTGGTCTATTTTAGTTGTAGTACCTAGAATAGAATTTAATTCAGAATATTTTTCTCTATCTGCTTTTACAGATTTGAATAAAGAAGCAATTGTTTTACCTTTAATATCACAAGCCCAACAGTGCCAAGGGTTTTCATTTTTGGTTGTTGGGACTAGATTAATTTCTAATTTAGGTTTTCTATGATTGCATAGAGGGCAGTGAAAGGCATAGTTACCTTTTGAGGTAGCATTGCCTTTTCCTAGTACAGATTGTACTAGACCTAATAATATTCCGTTTACCATAACCTTATTTTCTTATTATATTTCTCTTACGTCAAATAACTCATCAAAAATATTAACCATTAATCTCTTTTGAGCAGCAAAAAATAGTATTGCTCCTTCTAAAGATGCAGATTTGATTGAATTAATTGGCTCATTTGAATTTTTTGAGAAAAGACCGTAGCGTTTCATATAGGGGATTTTTATGGTAATATAATAAATTATTTTAGGGTATCAAAGTCTTTTCGGAAAAATTTACCCAGAACATTATCATTAATGTATTGGTCTGATCTTTCAAGTACCTCATTTACAAAAAGGTATTTAGTTTCATAGTAAGTTAATAATTTTTTTGTGGAAACAAAACAAAGTATCTCTCTTTTGAAATCTTCTTTATTACCGTCTTTTATTAACTGTTTTATTTCTGATTGTGAGCCGTAATAGTTTTTCCAATCAGATTCTTTTATTACTTGTTTTTTCTTACTTAATCTTCTATCAGTAATTAAAGCTAGTTCTTTTTTACCTAATGCTTTATTAGTAACTGACATTAATTGCTTTTTACCTAAGTATTTTCTACCTGTAGGAAGATGTGTTATCTCATAAATAAACCCGAAAGTATTTTCGGGCATATCTGAGAGTTCTGTTATCACTTTTCCTTTGTAAATCCAAGTTGGAAATGTAACCATACTTTTATTTATTGTGGATTATTACTATCTTTTTCTATATCTTGGTTCATCACTAGGTCGAAATTCTCTTCGTGTTTGTCCAAACTTTCCATATTTTATAAGGTCATCAATTTCTCTATCAATTTCTGCCTTACCGTCTGATGGTTTGTAGGTTTTTTCGATATCCTTTGTTATTTCATCATCAGTTCTTTGCTTTTCTCCTTTTTTTTGCACAAGAATTTCTTCACCACTGAATAAATTTACAACTCTATCACCGGCACTATTTACCTCTATTTTATAGTTGCTACGACCAAATTGCTTATATTCTTCACCTAAATTTTCTTTATAATCTTCTTTTAATAGTTTTCCTTCTGCAAGGTATTTTTTAAAATCAAAGTTTTCCATTTTTTTATTATTTTTTAATTTATTATAAATATTCTAAATATCATACTTAACTACAAAAACTGTATCTGTTGTTGAAGAAAGTGGAATTGGTTGAGCTAATTTAGCTACCGCTAATAATTCACTTCTATTATTGTATAGTCCTACTGTTGTAACATAAGGAGCAAATATTGAACCTGTAGCAAAATCTCTTAATGAACCTGAATTATCTGTTGATATGGTAGGATTCATAGACATATTAAAGTCATTTTCTCCTACTTTACAACGAACTTCATTTTCATAAATGATGTGCTCATTTTTAAAGCTTAGTAAAGCATTTGGATCTTGAGGTAATGGTAGTTCTAAATCTGGTCTTACTGGTATAGCCATATGTTAAGGTGTTACGTAATCTATTGAACAAGTTATAACAAGGTTAGGTCCATAATAAGTTCTATTGGTACTTACCCGTAATTCCTCTCTATAATTTCCAGTAGTAGTAAAAGTATCATAAATTAAACTACCAATATAAATAAATTGGTTTTCTCCAGTTGTATAATTATTTGAAAAATATGCAGTAGGATAAGCATTTGAATTTATTAATGATTCAGCTTCAGTATAAACATTACCATTTATAGAACTATTACCAGTTATGGTAACTTTCCATAAATCATTACCAGCAACTTGTTGGGTTATATTATTTGGTGAAGTACCTACAGTAGTAATGGTTATACTCGCTGGTTGAGGTGATGATATGTAATTTGGATTATCAGGATCATAAGCATATAGAGCACTAGCTGCTTGCCATAAACGAGTAGAATTAGGTGGTTGGATACCATTACCAGAAGGGTAACTATTAGCAGTAAAACCATTTTTAAGTTGTAAACTTATTCCAGTATTATTAATTACTTCATAATAAACAGTTCCCCATTGAGTAGGAGGGGCAACACCCTCACATGAAGCTGAGAATGTAGCACTATAAGAGGAAGTTGATCCATTACTACAACTATTATAAGCTCTAAAATATGCATATTCAAATTGGTTAAGCTCATATCCAAGAGAATCTATAAAACTTATAGGTAACATAATAGGATCAGAATTATCTATTATTACAGTACCAATACCCTCAGGATAATCAAAATTTTCATAACTATTAAATTCTATAATTGTATAAGTTGCATTAGCTGAAGCTGAATTATATGTTAAAGAAAATTCTGAGTTCCAGGTTGTAGCACAGTTTAAAGGAGTTACACTGGTTATGATAGGGGCAAAACACCCACTTATTGGACATGAAGCTGTATCTTCAAAGTAGGGTTGAAAGGGTGAACCATTACAGAATTCAAATTTATCAGATGATGAAGTGAAATTTTGGGTAAAATTTAGAGTAGGACCAAATAAATTAGTACCATTAGAGTAACTAGAAGTTACTACTGATCCTGAATAGGGGCCTGTAGTAAATACTTGTTGTACTCCGGAGTGTGATACATATCCAGTATTTTGTCCTGAGGATGTTACGCAATATGAGCCTGTGTATACATAATTTCTTCTAAACGTTTCTATAGTTGTAGTTGGACTAATACAACCATTAGAATCTACTACAAAAGTATTAAAAGTCCCTGGTTGATATCCTTTTAAAGTTATAGAGCTTGAATCTGAAATATAAAGTTCTGTCCCTATAGATGCATTATAGATATAAGGTGGAGTTCCTCCTGAAGCATTAAATAATATAGCATTAGAACAAGAATCTATATAAGATGCTGTTACTATGTGTGTTATAGGAGCAGGAGAAGTTATAGTAAAAGTATTATTATAAGTTTGACATTGTAAATCTCTTGAATAAGTTACATATAAATTATAACTTCCTGTAGATAAATTTGACGCTGTTATAGTATTATTAGAAAATGAACTTAATAAAGTATTATTATATATATAACTTCCTGTTGGTCCTAATAAACTAACTAATAATCTATCAGTCACATTAGTAAGAGCTATTGATAATGCTCCATTTGAACCACCATAACAAGTCACATTAGATTGAGTTACACTAGCTGTTAATTGAGTATAAACTCCTAAAGTTACTAATGAACTTGTAATACATGAATTTATATCTCTAACTTGTATAGTGTGAGATCCGGTTGATAAGCCTGTAAAAGTAACAGGGATATTAGTATATGATCCTGAAGAATCTATTCTAGCTTGATATGCTGTACCTGTTCCATCGTCTTCAATATAAATTTGACCATCATTGCTTGTTGATGAGCATGGATTTTTTACTATATTAGTAGTATATGATATAGGTTTATGCCATGAACTAAATGAAGCCGAATAAATGGTATTAGTATAATCTTTAACATAGATTATATTATTATTTCCTGCGGGTATTAAACCATCAATAGTAGCATTAAATATTGTGTTTGAACCTGTATAACTAACACCTCCGTCTAATGAATAACTATAATAGGGTACTCCGTAATTTATGTCAAAACTTATATCTAAACTACCTGTAGTACCATAACAAACTTTATCAATTATAATATTATTTATTTCTAAAGGTAAAGAAGTTATTTCTAAATTTATAGAACTTGTATTACTTCTAATACTATTATAATTTCCTACGGTATAATTTAATTGATAATTTCCTGGTATTACAGCAACTTGATTGGGAGTTATTGTTATTATACCATTATTTAGGGTATAATTAGGAAAATTAGTACCATATATTTCCACACTAGAAGGATCTATATTCCCACAATCAGAAAAATCATTTTCTAATATGTCTAGAATTTGAGGTAAAGCATATTCAGTATTTTGATATGAATAATAATCATTTACTGATGTAGGTGGGGCACCAAATACGCAAAGATATCTTTGATTAGTAAGTACTATTAATCCCTGAGAGTAAAATACGTTACCAATATAAGTTGAAGTGAAAGTATCAATTAAGTTACCTTCACCATCATCTTGAATATTGTAGGCTGAGGCTGAAATGTTAATTGATTTTGGAGATAATCCTGATCCAAATATGTTTTGATCAATTGATATTACTACTATTTTACTACCTTTATCAGGATCATATCCTGCTTCATCATATAAACTTGAAGAAAAATCATATAAGGATGTACCGAAAAGTGTCCCATTCCTTCCTAAGGCTGAACTACCAGTTATAGTAGGGAGATTTCTATTAGCTGCTAACATTGACCCTGAAGTCAAAGTAGATTGTTCGTAATTAAAAAATGATGAAGATTGGAAAAATTCTCCAGTAAATGATCCTGAAGTATAATTTTGGTAATAGAGATTTTTTATAGAGTCAAAAATTAATCTTCTATATTCTTCATTAGATGTTTCAGAATCATTGATGGGATCAAATGGATTGATTTTATTAATAGGTAAGTTTTCACCTATATAAATTGTAATTCCATTTTGGGATAATGTAGAATTAGTAACCTCCCATTGCTTGTTAGCTATATAGGAGGTTAATGTTATATCATTTGAATTTAAGGTTTTGTAAGAAAAACTCATATTGTATTTTTCAATTTATCGATAACTATTATGGAATTCTTCTCTATTACCTAGTAGGGGAGAAGACTAAAAATCTAGTTTTACACGAATAAGTGCTTCTTTTGTAAAATCTTTAGGTAGTGGTTTTGATAATTTAGCTACCGCTAATAATTCATTATTAGTATTATACATACCTACTGTTGTAACAAATGTTTGTGGATTATTAACTAGTGTTGGATAATAAAAATCACCACTACCACTTATCATAGAAGGATTAGTAGTATAATTAAAATCACTATTTTTAATTCTAACAAAAATGTAATCTGAGGTTATTGTTTCTTCGCTATTTAAAGAAAATCCTCCATTTCCTCTAGCAGAATTCATAGCATTAAATAACGCAGCATTTATTAAACCTAAATTATTGGAATTACTAGCACTTGGGATAGATAATTGTATTCCCCCAAAACTAGAAGATAATGCTAAAGCTTGAGAATTTAATAAAATTAAACCTACATCAGGTAAAAATTTACCATATGAACCCGAATTGGTATATCCTGCAGCTGCACTGCTACTTGGTGGGATTGAGGTTGTAGCTGAACCAAAAGATCCACTTACAATATCAAATACTCTACCTGCATCACAATATGTTACAGTAGTAACATTATTGCTATTATTAGTTAGATTAATTAATCCTGATCCTGATAAGGCTAAGTTGAAGGTTCCTAAAAATAATTTTTCTTTATAGTTAGCTCTATTAATATTAATTACGTAAAAATCAGGTGAATTAGTATTACCAGTTCCAAAATTAATATTAGTATTTTCATCTCCATTTATTAATGTTCTAAATTGACCATAGGTAATTCGAGTTGGAGATGCTCCTGGTATGCTTGAATTTAAAGGAGCTGATCCAGAACCATTAATTTGCCCATACGCAATTGAAAATTGTGGTAAGGTTGAGGTGAATGAATTTGGATCTTGGTAATATACAGGAAGATAGGCATTATTGGCAATAGGGGTCGAAGAAGTATTGTAGAAAGTTAAGGTAGTTTGATTATTACCCCATAGTGTTGAAACTATAGAATCAGAACTTACTACAAAGTCTTCATTATTTAAAGGTATAAAGCTCATGTTTTATTTTTATTAGCTAGTTACTTTAGTTATTGTTACAGGAATTGTTACTCTAGCTCCAGAATCTCTACCAATTATAGTTAATATAGTTGATAATGAAGATTGAGCACCGAATAATGTATTAACAGTAGTTGCTGTCAAGTTTATAGTAGCTCCAATTACTGTTCTTGAAACATTAGTTCCAATTGTTGTTGTTGAATTTAAAGCAGCAACTTCAGCTGTATTAATACCTACACCATTAAATGTAGCTAATAATCTTGAATCACCAATAGTGGCTGTGTAACCTGAAGATTCAAATGTGGTTGAAGTTCCTAAGTAATTTAGAGTTTGAGGAGTAATAGCTAAAGTAGCTCCTTGACGTAATGTAATAGAAGTATAACCTACATTTAATACAGGTAATTTAGCAGTACCACGTGGTAAAGTTAAAAGTTTATACTTCATAATTTGAGTCTCATCAGGGAAGGCTTCAATTATTGGCATAGCCTCAATAGCTTCACCATAATAGGCTGATCCTGATGGATGTGTTGGGTTGTAAAGAGTATAATCAATCTCATCATCTGATAATGAGAATTGAGTAATTCTAAATGAACCGTCATTTTTAGCTAAAAGTTCTCTACCTTTTTTAGTTAAGATAGCATCTACGGTTACGGATGTGTTATTTAAGAATCCCATATTGTTTTATTCGATTACTAATTATAAATATGTATATTTTTTATTTCTTTAAATTTAGTTTAATTATTATTAGAAGTAAAAATATCTAATAAGTTTTGTGCTTTCAATCTTTTAACAATATTACCAGCATCTTCTTTAGTTTGTTTATCTAAAAATTCAGGTAATAATATTCCAGGAGATGTTTGTCCAGGTCTTTTATCTGTAACTAATACCACGTTGGTTTCATCAGGTATTTTAGTTAATATTATAAAATTTAAAATTTTTCCTATAGTTGAACCTGTTGGGTTATTAGTGCAAGCTTGTAAAGGAATATCTGGTGGGGTACTAATTAATAGGTCTTCTAATTCAGATACTTCAAATACTAGTCTACCATTATAAGAACCATTCCCATTTGAACCTGTTCCTGGGAGTTGTGTTGGTGGGTAAATATTTATAATTTCTCTTTCAAATATTGGGGAAAATGGGAATTTATTACTATCACTATTATAAAATCTTATTAAGTCTCCTTTTCTAGGATTAAAATATTCAGTTATATTTTGATAACCTAACTCTAATGATGAGGTAGGGACTATTTGTTTTAAATAATTTCCGTAATATGGTGCTCCAGGTATATAATGATCATAATATAATTTAGATAAATCATATGATGCTGTTAACATAGTAAATACACTACCACTTATAACTTTATTTCCTCTTTCAAAATACCAATTATTATTAGCATTTGAACCCGAACTAAAACCATCATCATATAATTCTGCGACATATATAACATTGGGGGCTTGAGTATAATAATAAGGAGTTTTATATTGTGAAATTATTTCATAAGAAGGGGCAGTATTTAGAAAAATAGGAGTTATACTATTAGTTTTGAATTTAAAATAATGTTGGATATTACCTATAGCCCCACCTAAAGTTCTCAAATCAATATCAACAAAACCTGATATTCCTTGTGCTTGAGGTAATACTATTTCACCTTCGAAAGGGTATATTGCTTCTACAACTAAACCATCTAGTTCTTCTAAAGGATAGGTTCCTCTTGGTTTGTTTACATAAACTAATGGGGATGAAGATTGGTAAGTATTTTGAACAGATTGGGTAGTAAATATAACACTAGAATCTAATTTAAAAACTTTGAAGTAATTAACATTATAATTAGTGTATACAAAAGGTAATATTGATGGACCACCCGGACCATTTCCACTTGCAGACATAGGACCTATATAATTATATCCAAGATCCCCATCATTATCTTCATCTCCTAGAAAAAGTTTTTTACCAGCTGGTACTATTATACTTCTTACATTTTCCCATAAGCTATTCCCGTTAGGATAAACTAAAGTGTTAAAATATGTCACTGGGGTGCCTGATATTTCACTATATTCTAATTTATTACCAATATTAGCGGGATTGGTATCATAGAAAGGTTGAGCAAAAAACGTTACAGGGCTATCATCATCGGGAGGAGATACTTTTATAGTTAATTTAACAGTTCCTGTTACTTTTTGTCTGATTTCTCCATCATATACCGTATTTCTTTTTACCTTAAATGATATAGGTGAATTTACATTTATATTAAGTTCATTATTAAATGAACCTACGGGAGTATAATTATTTCCTGATGAAAATTGGATTGTGGGTGGTTGAATAATTAAACTATTACCTAAACTAGCTGTTATTATAGAACCTGAAGCAGGGTTACGGACTGGGATTTCATCTAGGAGTGAAAATTCTAGACTAGACCAACCTGAAGTAGTATTGGAAATGTTTTGTAGAATTGGTTCATATCTAAACCCACCAGCATAAATAGGTTTAAAACCATTTAAGGCTTTTTGTTTTGTAGGTTGATTTACATTATCTAAAGCTACATTTACATTAGATTTAGAGAATATAGATTGAACATCAAATAAATTTTTATTTGCTTCTGTTAACTCAATTACACTAGAAGCACTATCAATTAAGTACTTAGTGTTAACATTTACTCTTCCAGGGAATGTTAAAGATTGAGATGTTATTTCTCTAAAATAAGCAAATTTAATAGAATTTAAGTCTATTACGGGTGAATTACCATAAGAAATATCTCCAGGAGAATATATGTTATATAAATTACCAAATAATCTACTTCCATTATATCTTGGGTTAATATGTCTTTTTAAAGTATAATTACTATCTTGAACAGGGGCATTTAAAAATTCAAATCCACTTGAATTTAAGTTGGATTTTAAACTAGCAGTTAAATAATTAAGATTAACGGGTAAAATTGAATCATACCCATAATCCACATCCAGATATTGGGGTGAAGTTCTTGCAGTTAAAACGTTGTTTAATGTTGGATTTATAGGTAATCTATAGTAGTTATCATATATACTAGAAGAAATATTAAGTGCTAAATTATTTAATTCATATACAATATTATCTGCAGATTGTGAGTGTACTGTTATTGTAGTACCACCTAATTCACCTGTAAATAATTCTCTACTATCATTATTATATTTAGTTATACTACCTGAAATGTATGTTGTAGATGAAGTGTAAGCTGTATTATAAATTTCATCTAATCCATTTGATCCTGTTATAAAAGCTGTATCAATAGAACCACTATAATCTACAAAAGTCATTACAGGTTCATGTCTTGCTATTTTGTTTCTTTCTAAGATATTAGTATTAATAACTAATCCGGTTGATAAATTAGCTTTAGCAGGAACAAAATCCTTTATCATTTTGAATAACGAATTATCAAAATAAGATAAAAGTTTTATTAAATCAAAAACATTTTGTGAACTAGTATACTTTTTAAAATAAAAATTTCTTAAATCTGTTAAAGCAGGATATGAATTAGAAGAATCTAGTCTTGGATCACCAATATATTCATCAATATTAAATGAACCTAATTGTGCTATAATATCCTCATTAATTGAATCTTGAGGAGAAATAGATACCTCAACTACATTTAAATCTGTAGTATAAGGATAAATTTCTGGTTTTTGAATTGAGATATAAGGTGTTAATACATCTCCAGGTACTAGATTAGGGGTTGCAATTCTTACTTTGTCATCTATTTCTGTAATACTACCTAAATTAGGAGTATTAACTAAGAAGGTTTCATGGTTATCTAAGTAATTAGCAGTAAGAGTGTTTATTAGAAACATAGTAGATCTAATAGTACTACTCCCATCTCCAAAAGAAGCTGTTTTAGCAGGATGGACAGATGTATAAGTACCTGTAATTATATTATCTAATTCACTTCCAAAAGGATATCTAAATATTAATTTATCATACGAACCAGTAACACTATTTTCAGGATAAGCTATAGGATTTAAAATATGGTCTCTGAAGTTGCTTGGTGGGATGGAATCTATCCATACTCTAACTTCTTGTATAGAAGCAGAAGTAGGATAATATAAATTTCTATTACCTATATTTAAATTTTCAACAGTATTCCAACCATATAAATTATAATTAGATTGTGTAGCACCATCTATTGTGATAGAACTAGAATTAAGGTACTGTATCCCATAATCATTTTTATTACCAATGGTTAAGGTATAAGTGTTAGTTGTAATATAAGTAGATAAACTATTAGCATCTAAACTACCTGTTTCTCTAGTTAAATTTAATACCCACCAATCATCATTATAAATTGGGATGTTTATTGGAGTTGAGTATATAAAATTGTTACCATCACTTAATCCAAAACTAACATTACCAAAAGAACCTGAGTCTTGGGTTATTTTTATATGTTTGTAGTTACTTTCTAAGATAGATTGAGTTGGGTAAGTGCTATTTAATTTAAATCTATATTCTATAGTATCAGGGAATATACTTAGACTTGTATCTAAATATTGTTTGTATGAAGGTCTAAAAGGTAATCTGACATATGAACTGCCACTAAGATTTAAACTATAATTAAATTTAGGGGTAATTTGTTCAATATTATCTAAATCTTTTCTATTACCACCATACTCTTTAACTTTTAAAATAGTATCGGCAATACCAAAACAATTGATTAAAGCGCGTAATCCTCTTCTTGTACCCTTAGTTTTAAGTAAATAAGGTAAGTTGTGATAAATCCTTTTATATGTTTCTTTTACAATATCATTATCAGGGATAGTATTATTAGAAGCAGTTACATAAGTATCTATTAAATATGAACCTGTAGAAGGTAAAGTACTATTATTAGAATCAATTCCTAATAAAGATAAGTATAAATCTTCTTGATTTCTTGAATTAGTATAAAGTTTAATACCAAAATTTCTTAAAGTATCTGCTACTAAATCTTTAGAAATACCATAATCAACTCTATTATCTGCAACTTGTAAATCAGTAATATCTTTAATGTAAGTCCAAATATAATCATAATGTTGACCTAACATTGAAGAGAATAATTCTAAATTGGCATTTTGAGAATCTTCTTTTACAAATTCAGGAAAATTATTCCATAAATAATTTTTATTTTCAATATCGTAATTATCAGCATTTACTACAGCACCACCATAATAAGGAGAAGTATAATCAGTTGATCCAAACCAAACTAATGATTCGGGATCAGTAGGAGCTAAATTAGTATAAGGTTTGGATGTTCCCGATTTAGGCCAAGAATAACTCCCAGATTCGTAATACAAAAAGTATTCGTACCCATCAAATTTTTCAATTAGAGTATTTAATTGATTTTGTAAGTTAAGTACACTTGCAGAAGTGTAAGCTCGGCTTGAAGATATACTTAAATTATTTATACCATTAATATCTGATTGTAATGATTGGATTTGAGTTAACTTATATTTAAAGTTTTCAAGTCTTTCTCTGGCAGATGAAAAATGAACAAAATTATTAAAATCTGTATAATCTATTGTAATTTCGATACTTTTTTCCTCTAACCAAGATTGTAATTGTTGGTAAGAAGAAGAAACATTAGAGCTTAATAATGAAGATAAATTTAAATAAGGTGTAGTTAAATTTGCTTTTTCTATTAATCCAATATTAATATTAGGACCTCTTAAAGGAGTAGTATCAGGAGTAGCTTCAGCTATAAATTCAGTATTTACTTCAAAAACATATGGTTCAGAAATACTTTCTACTAACCAAAATGTATCTTTTAATCTAAAATTTGGTGGTAACGGTTCGTATAATTTAATATATAAACTAGCATACGATTCATTTGAGTTATCAAATGCTACATTTACTCCAATAAGAGTTTTATTATCACCAAAATTTAAAAGAAAATCTGAATAGAATGCTCTTGAATTTCTTTCAGAAATGAATGTTAAATATGCTTGCCCTAAGTCAGTATATGAAATTGAGTTGTTAGAAACTTTAAGTTCAGTTCTATCTGAAGATATTTCTGATATAAAGAATGGAAGAGCAGGGGAACTAAAAAATAATTGTCTATAAAAATTATAAATTACTTCGTATTTTCCTAAACCAATTCCAAATGATTCTAAATCAGTTTTAGGATCTAATTCAACTTGATCATATAGAGAAGTACCTTGTATTGTTTGTCTTGTAGTATAATTTTTAAAATCATATACAGAATTTAATACATCACCACTAGGGGATATAACATGTACTTCTACTTTATCCTCAGGTAAACCAAATTCTTTATTAATGTTTAATGAATTCAATAAAGATTCATCACTAATCTTATAATCTTGGTTTATAAATTGAGTAGGATCAAGTTGGGATATATTTGTAATTTCCATTATTTGGACGCTGTTAAATCATTTATTGTTTGCTGTAATGTCAAATTTTCAAGTCTTAATTGATTAATCTCATCTAGTAAAGCATCTATTTCTTCTGCATTTTGGTTAACGCCTGTATATTCTGTACTTCTTCTAATTAATTCTAAATGGGAGTTTACATCTCCATTTACAGGAATTTCATAAAATAAGTCATTATAGGCTTGAAAAAATTGATCTATAGTAATAGTATTATCTACTATAGCAGTTTGTGGTTGTAATAATTGAGAAAATTGAGTATCGATTACATTTAAATATGTAACTTTACCATAAACTGTTTTATTTAATTTAACTTGTTCTGCCATTATCTAACTATTTTAAAGTAGTTTGATTTGTCATCTATAACTATAGTTTCACCACTTGAAAGTACAGTCTTAATTAAAATCTGGTAGTATCTTTCAGGTTCTAAACCATTCATATATAATTTAAAATAGTTACTTGTGTTATCACAACTTACTTTAGTAAAAGTAGTATCAAAATCAATTACCATTTCTTCAGTTTTAGCATCTTTTAATGCCCAATATGTAGTTGAAGGTAATGCTTTTGGATTTAAATATACTGAAGAGGTAGAAAATGACCTAGCAGGAAATGTATCTCGGCATTTTATTCTAAAAGTATAAATTGTATTTTCTTCAAATTCTGATTTATTATTAGATATTACAGGTATAAAATTTGATGTAGTGATTTGTGTTAGAGTAGTACTATATAAACTATCATTCCATTTTAATTCAATTTGGGGAGGATATATAGTGTGAGTATCCATTGAAAATAAATCAACTCCCAATGAGGAAGTAGTATTATTTTCAACACTGCTACTTTGTTTTAATAAAATTCCATAATTAGAATTAGGGTTACTATACCAGTAATTTACTAGTGTAGTAATATTCATATTTAAATCTTTATTATCAGTATAAAGAAAACTTTGAGAATAAGCAGTAGCATTGTAATCACCACCTGGAGTAGTCCATGGGGAAACCCAAGTACAACCAGCAGTAGTTATAGGATCATCTGCAGATCTACCTAATCCCATATCCCAAGCTGTGGTTAATCTATGACCAAAAAGAGTATAATCAGCAGGGATAGTAGCATTTGCTAAATACAATTTAAGAGAAGCACTATAAGTACTTCCGCTAATAGTATTTGTAATTACATCTTGAATAGATGTATTTGGAAATTGAATTAATGCTCTTGTAGTATCTAATGAAGTAGAAGAATCGTAAGCATATCTAAAAACCTCTAAAATTTCGTCTCTACCAAAGTTTTGAGTTGAGCGACGTGAAGAAATGAAAGTATCTTTCTCAGGGAATATTTTATAAACAGCCATAAATCTAATATATAATATAAATATACATTAGGTGAATTTTTTTATTGTTTATTTCTTTTATTATCTACTAATATTATTAGCATTGAAAATATTATTATACCTATCATTAAGTAATATCCTGTTAACCCTCCATCCACTATAATTAAATTGTATATTAAATTTTTAAAAAGTAACTACTCTACCTTGAATATCAGTTGTTAAATTTTTAACTTCAAAAATACTTGGATCTAAAGAAGGATATAAAATATTATTAATAGTTGCTCCTTTAATATCATAAGCGTATTGTGAGTAACCTGAATTAGTTCCGGCCTTATTTACTATATCCACTTTCTGTACTGTTTGTACTCCTTCAACTTGGTCTAAAGTACTATAAATATCAGCAATTAAAATAGGCTGATTAATTTGCCATTTATCTATGTTAAAGTAGGATTGTAAAGTAGTTAAACAGTTATTTATAACTAACTTTCCGTTATAGTTTGGTCTAACTACTACATCAAAATCTACTCCAATATTAATAATAAAAGCATCTTTTATATTAACACCATCAGTTATCATTCTGTATTCAGAAAGGAATGTTTTTATATTTTGTTTTAAAGCAGGACTAGAAACTGTTAAATTACCTGTAGAATTTTTAGATAAAATGTAGATTGAAATAGCATTTGGGTTTTGTGTAGCTAATAAATCTGTTGGGTAATTAACACTAATCCCCATATCTTGAGTAACAAATGCTTTAGAAACTAAACCATATTTAGGAGGTAAAGATAAAGTTCTAATAATATAATCATCATTAGTTATAGTTCTTAACTGTGTAGGATACATAGCTAAGGAATTTTGTCTTATTTCTTCATTTGTATCTCCATCTCCCCCTCCTACAGCAGCATCATCATTATTGAAAGCTAATGAATTAATTACTGTTGTTTGCATAGCAGGATCTAATCCACTACCTGCAAACGAGTTAGTTCCTCCAATACGATTAGTTAAAGTATTTGAAGGTATATTTGAGGTAGCTCCTCCTCCTTTTAAGTAAGTTACTGTTAAAGTAGTGTTAGATGGAGCTAAACCATATGTTTGGGTATATAAGAAGTTTGAAGGGTCCCAAGCAGTAGTCATTTTATCTACTCCATAAGGTAATCCTAAACCAATATTATCTGGGTTTGGTGTTATTTCTTCATCAGCTCCTGATGATACTCCAGGACCAAATTGTAATTCTAATGTGTTATTTGTTTTAAAGCGAGAAACAAATCTTCTAGGTACTTTTTTTAATTTAAGTAAATATGGGGTTGAATCATTATATTGGGATAAACTTGGATCATTTGTAGCAGTATTTTCAGTAGCCTCAAAAATAGTATCTTGAGCTAAATAAGGTACTTCATACCACTTATTGTTATCACTATCAGTTATACCTACTATAGAAATTACGTTATTGTCAGTAATAGTCACGGTAGGATAACGTTCGGGATTACCAAATGTAAACGTCGTTGTAGTTAAAGTTCCAGCCGTAGCTTTCACAGTTTTTTGCAGTAAATAAAATAATGGATTACCACTGCCTCTACCACCTGCAGTATCATAACTATAAACTGAAATTTCTGTAGGAGTTGATCCTGAATTAGAAAAATCTACTTTATCTGTTATATAAAAAGGGACATTTCCATTCCCATTAGTTTGTAATTGAGTTCCTTCTTCTAGAATTAAAGCATATCCAAAATCAGGTACATATTGGCTATTTACTATAGTTGCAGGTACTACTTGAAATACATTAACATCAACTGAAGCAGCACTTGTTACTTTAGGTTGATATCCAAAGTTATAAGCTAAGGCTAATAAGTTTTTTCTTTGTTTAGCAAATTGTAAGAAATTCTCTTGAATTTGATTATCAGTATAAAATGATAAAACGTCTCCAACATATGAAGCCATTTCAATAAGCATCATACCTGGGGATGCCTCTGAAAAATCATTATATGTGTTTGGATAATAAATTTTAGCAAAGTTAATTAACTGTGCTTTTAAACTATCGAAATCACGATTTAAATATTGTACTGTTTTTGAATTAGCCATTGTTGAAATTTATTGAAATTTCGTCTTGTATGTTAGTATTAAGTATAGAATATGAAAAGTATACTTGTATTAAATTCTCATCAGGCGACGCGTTTACTGATAGAGTATTTAGTTTTATTTGTGGGAAATATTCTTGTAAACCGAAAGATATGATATCTTCTATATTTTGAGCAGTACCTTGAGATATTTGTTCAAATAATTGTTCTCTTATACCTGCTCCAAAAATAGGATTCATTATTCTTTCTTTTTTTCCTGTAAGAAAAAAATTTAAAATGTTAGATTTAACAGCATCCTTAGTAGTATAAGTAATATTCAATCCAGTTGGACCATCAAAAGGAATTTTAATTCCAACACCTTTACTAGGTGATAGATCTAATGGATTTATATTTATTGTGTTATACGCCATTAAATACTACCTTTTTCTTTTAAAGCACCCATCAATTTTGAAAAATCAGGTACTACATCAATACTTACATCATTTATATCTCTAACAGGACCTTGTGATTTAATCATTTCATCTACAGTAGCTACTACTGGGGTATTAGAACCCCCACCTATCATTCCAGGTGCTCCTCCAGCCCATCCTACAGCTTGTGAGGCATTAAATTCACCCCCATTTAAAGTTCTCCATTCACCTGCTTGAGCAGTTTCATTTAGAATATCTAACATAGGATTACCTGTAGAAGGAATAGGTTTTCTTTCTTCAGCAATTATATCTGAAAATGTGGGTTTATAAGTAGATTCTACTTTAGAATAAGATTGATTTTTAGAGTAAGGTTGAGAGGAAATATTTTCAGTTAATTCAGGTTTGCTAGCAGCTTTAACTGCTTCAAGTAGAATGTCTCTCATTTCTTCTTGAATAGCTTTTTTAACTTCTTCTCTAATTACTTTTCTGAATGCATCTAATTTCATACATATAAATATTTAATATTAAAACTTATTTTAATCTGGTGTTACTGGACCATCGATTGTGTTATTAGGATTATATCCTATTTGGGTTACTATATCTGTTATATCTTGATCTGTAGGTGAGTCATTACCTTGATCACTTGTTCCTGTTTGGCCTTGTTTATCAATATAAAATTGCCCTTCTTTAATTAAAACTTGATCATCTGTAGCATAGGTACCTCTACCTTCATATTGGATAATACCTCTTTGATCAGCTACTACTACTCTTCTTCTTAATAAAGAAATACCTTCATCAACTACTTCTTCTTTAATTATATCAATTGCATATCCATTATATACTGAAGGTAATATTGCATTTCCATATTGAGCTGTAGGGAATAATTCATCTAATGTGGCTAAACTGTTATTTAATGAATCTATTCCTCCTTGGACTGCATCTAATAATCCTGTATCTCCTGAAGTATAACTACAATTTCTTAGATTTTTATATAAGATATTAAGACCTGTTAATATTCTAAGAATTTCTTTTCTAATTCTACCTATCTCTAATAATACTACTCCTGTTAAGAAACCTGATATAGTATCATTCATTTTTTCTAAATCATTAATAAAAACGGTTGCTTCTGAAAGAGTATCTGCTTGAGTGTTAGTAGAAGCATTGGTTTGTGAAATTACAGGTGATCCTCCTCCTCCTACTGCTAGGGGTGTAGCTAAACGTTTTAAAACTTTTTTTATAAATTTATAAACTTTAATTAGTACGTTAATAATTCTTAAAATACTATTTATAAGTTTAACTATTTTTTGGATTTGAACAATTGCTCTATCAACTGTTTGAACTTGTCTAACTAAAAATCCTACACTTTCTTTAAATCTTTGAGGTTGAATAATTCCTGCTAATTTTTTATTTAATTCTTCAGCATTACGAGATATAATATTATTTGCAATATTAATTGGACTCATAAATGGAGTTAATTTTCTTGCAAATGATCTTAATAAAGTAACTTTAGTTATAATTAATTGAGTAGGATCTGCTGCAGCACCAATTGTATCACTAGTTGCTACTAATGCTAAATTTAATTGTTGAATGGTTTTTACTATACCACCTCCACCAGGAATTATATCAACTAAATCATCAGGTGGTACTATATCTTCTAAAGCTAATCTAATTTCTTCAAGTGCTGATTGATAAGATAATAGTCTTGCTCTATATTGTTCATCAGTTTCACCGGGTAATTTACCAGGGGTTAGTTTATTTTCAATATCGTTTACAAATTTGGTAATACTAGTTCCAAATTTTAAAAGTTTACCTTCTAAAAGACCATCAGGTGGCATAGCTTTAGTTAAAATATAACCTAAAGGATTACAAAAATCAATAGAATTTATTTCCCTTAACACAGTATTAATCTTGAATAAGACATCTAATATCTTTTCAGTACCATCGTTTATCCTTTCAGGTGCTATTTCGGTTAATATTCTAGATAAGCCAGCAGGTATTCTCATTATAATGTATAAGTTTTATCAGATTTAATACCTTTAATTTGTGTTTTAAGTCTTGTAACAGATTTTATTAGGCTTTTTCCTGCTGTTCTTACTACAGGAATACCTACCCCATTACTATCTTTAGCTTTAGAAAGTTTTTGACCTAAATTATTTAAGTCATCTAACATATCAATTAGTAAATTTTCTAAATTATCTCCTTTAATAGCTGGTTGAGGTTTAGCTGTATCGGTTTCTAATCCTAAATAAATTTTTTTAGCATTAATTACCATATCCCCATCGGCATCAAAATTAATTGTACCTGCAGAAGAAAAACCAATTGCTTGTTTAGCAAATAAAAATACAGAATCATCCTTAGAGTTAAGAGTAACTCTTCCAGAATTAATTATTATTTGGTCTCCTAAATAAGGAAAATCAGGTTTGTAGGCCATAATTACTGTGTGAATGGATCACTTATTAAATTTATTTTATTATAATTGGTATCCATATAATCTAACTTCATAACATAAGTTCCACTAGCCCCACCCATTATTGTTACTTGTATAGTTTGATTAGTATCTATTCCTCCATATCCTTGGTATTGTAATGGACGATCTAATTCAGTTGGATATACAAATTCAGCTGTACCAGTACCTCTAGGGTTAAATTCAGTTACAGTTTCTACTTTTATAACAATATATTTACCATTTTTCTTTAAAATATTATAATAATTGGTATTATCACCTACCATTGTAGTTGAATCAGTATTTAATATTCTTAAAGAAGCAATTGGAATGAGTTGAGTTGTACTTCCCGTTGGTTCAGGTGCGCTAGCAGTTACCGCTAAACTAGCAGTAGGTGTAGGTGCTATTGGAGTTACTGAAGCCGTAGGTGCTATAGAAGAAGTAGTTAATGATGAAGTTAATGAGGATGTTACAGGTGATATTTGAGTAATAGATTCTGTCACATAATATAAGGGTGCAGGTTGTTTTAAATTATCTGCTTCTTTAGGTGACTGATCTGGAGTAGTAAATCTTGGGTCTGGGATTTGAAGTGAACTATTAAATCCTGCTCCTAATGTTACATTAAATGATTTTAAATTTTTAGAAGCGTATTCTAAAGGTATATCTTGTCCTGCACATAAATAAATTGATGAACCATCATTGTTAGGATCCTCATAAACAGGTACCCATGGATCAGGATTAATATCTAAAGTGGATTGACGGTTTCTAATTATAGTAATAGGTGAGCCAGCATCACCTTGAGTACTCCAAGGATTATTTATGGTTTTTTGTTTTGTAGTAGATGAAAAACGAATTGAATTACCCCATCTTCCCTCTAATAATACATCACCTTCTTCAGGTAATAAACTACGAATATCTCCTTTTTCGACGAATGTTTGACCAAAATTTAAATCTCCACCTTTATACGTTGCTATATCGGGAAAAGCGTTATGTTGAATACTATTCCATAACCCTACTGTGGTTAAGTAATAATAGGTTTTAGCTTGTGGATCATCATTTAACCCATATGAAGGAGCATTAAATATCATTACTAATTCCTCTAAAATAGGGTATTTAGAAATGTTATTAAATAAAGGTTTAGCTATTAAATTAGAAGGATTATCTTCATCTACTATAGTTCCTATAGGAGTAAATTTAACAGAACCTAATCCAACCCAACCTCCACCATCGGAAAAAAAATTATTTGTCTTAGTTTGCGGAGATAATAAAATATCATTAACACGAGCAAAGAAAAATGGGGTATTAATTCCATTTCCTTTACCCGATGATATGTTAGATATACTCTGATGTAAACTAGGATATAAACTACTCATTTATATTTAACTTTCTAACGGGAATTTCTTCTTCAGATCTACTATTTAATTGTTGAATTGATTCAAATAACATTTCTTTTTCAGCATCTGAAATTAACATAGTGTCTTCACCTGTTGAAGAATTCATAGCTCGTTGTACTATACCAGCCATTTTGATTAAAAGATCATCATTTTTAACTGATACATCTAAGTAATCCTTAATTAAAGGAACTATAATGACAGCATTACCTGCTGAAGTAATAAAGGGTTTTAAACTTTCTATTAATCCTCTAATTTCTTTTTCTTTACTAGAAGAATTTGTATGTATTTCTTTAAGTAAATCAGCAAATGTTTTTTTACCAAAAAGAGTTATGCTATTAAAATCCATAATATGTTTTTATTATAAATATAAATTTTACAAATCTTTCTTAATAGTTTAAACTAACAAAACCATAATCTAAATATTGATTATGTAATCGTTTATATACTTTTTCTAATCTTTTCATCACCTTAGTTATTTGGGGTGTATCTTGGTCAGTTTGTTCTCTAATATAAATGTAAATTCCTTTTTTATTAAAGATATCTAAGTTTTCTCTATGTTTAAATAATTGCATAACTGCATCAGCTGTTTTAGCATCTTCATGTTCAGGGAAAACTTTAAATAAATATAAATCCATATAATGAATAAATTTATCCATAAAATAGTTTTCACCCATTAATGGATCATCTAAACTTTCAGAACTATTTACTATATTTAAAACAATAGTTTTATCTTCATCTATAGCTTCTACTTCTGCTTTACCCTTTAATTTTTCATAATTTTTATTATTATAAAGAATTAAATAACGTTTGGCAATCGTGCCAAAGTACGAGAAAGCTTTACCTTTCGATTGATTATATAAATGTAGTTTTTCTAGTAAGAAAGCCGTTACTTCATGTTGAAGTTCGGCTATTGTCTCTACCTCGGTATAATAAAATTTAAACGTATGAATAATATTTTCTGTTAATTTATGAAAAGCATATTTAATACGTTCATTATAAATCTTATTTCGAAGATGTGGGTGGGTTTCAGCTAAATACTCTATAATGGCATCCTCAGTATCCTGAGTGAAGTACATTTTTTTAGTCTTAGGTTTTCTTTTCCTAACTGTTCCTTTTTTAGTATATTGTACTTCTGTTTCCTCTTGAGGAACGTGAAGAATTTTAATTTCGGAATTTAATACCTCCATATTATTTAATAAATTTGATGTAATCCGAAAGGGCTTCTTGGATTGTTTTTAAATTAGTAAAGAAAAACCCTACTTCATCATCTGATTGAAATAATTGTTTATTGTCAATTTCTTTAATTTTAATTTCTGAAGTTTTGACTAAATCGTAGAATTCAAGGATATATCTTTCTTGAACTGCAATCTGAGTTTCTAGTTTTTCTGTTTTCTTGAGTAAATTCCAAATAACGTATCCTATAATTCCTAAAATAATTACTCCTATATTGATTAATATTAATATCATATTATATATTGTTTAATAGATTTGCAAATGGTGCGTCTGGGTTAGATAATTTAGGTGCTTTAACTGAGAATTTATTAGGTGCCTTAATTTCTACTTTCTTATCTTGTTTAAATTTAGGTAACCATTCCTTCTCAAATTCAATACGAGCAGCCATCATATCAGCCTGATGTAATATTAATGGTAAAGCAGTACGTGGTTTTTGTTCGGGCATAAAGGTCATAAGGTATTTTTTATTCCCTTCATCATATAAACCATCATGTGTCTGAATGGCAACCATTTCATTAAATGAATACTGGATATCATGAGACATCAATAAAAATAATGAACGATCAGGAACAGATGCAAATGCTAATTTAGTATTAAACATGTAATCTTCTCCTAATTTATCCTTTCTCCATTGATCAGTCTGAGGAATGTATGCTTCATGTTGATCGTCTCCCATTTTACCTAAATCATGATTTAAAGCAGAAAATACTAATTCTTCAATAGTATAAGTAGAAACATCAGTCCCCATTTCTTCCCAGACATTATGTAATTTAAGAGAACAATCGATAACACGAATAACGTGATCAACATACCCTCCAGGAAAAGCATTATGGTATTCTTTTTTATGTGCCGCAGGCATCATAATAATACGTTCTTGGTATTTGGAGTAAAATTCTTTTACTTGAGTACGTCTTGGTTCGGGGATATAAGCATCAATACGAGACATTAAAACATCCCAATTCCCTTTAATCTGTTCGGCGTTCAATTGCATAACTTTTATTTATTAAATGTGTTAAAAATTTCATCTACTAGTCCATAGATGTTGTCATATACTTTTATATTGGGAGAAGGTAATAAAAAAGACTCGGGGAGCCAAACGTAGTTATAAGGTTCCTTCAATATTACCATAGGGTATGAATCGCACTTATATAATTGTTCTATTTTATCTCCCAAATAGGGATTAGAAGAAACATCAATGTCGGTATAGGGTATATTTAAGGTATCTAACCCTTCTTTTAATTGTTTACAATGTTCACATCCCCTTAACGTAAACATTACCATTTCCCATTTTCTCATCTTTCTATCTTATCTACTTTTTTTCTTTTCCCGTACCCTAATTATACGGGATAAATTTCTAATCTCCAAACTTTTTGTATGACGTTTTTATGACTCTTTAGATGTCGATATAAATATATAAAATCAAATTACTCCTCAATTCCTTCTTGTGGATCATATACCTTATCGAAACCTGATAGTTTATAATTTACATCCATGATTCTACCGTAAATTTTTGGAGATAATAAATGTTTATACTCACCAAAATTATCTTCTAAATCTAAAAGTAAGGTAAAGACTTCATCTCTATTAAAATCTTCCCCTGAATCTATAATTTTTTCAATCATATTTAAAGATTGAGCAATTATAGGTTCTAATAGGGGAATTAACTGTTTGTCAAAATCAATCTCTTTTTTCATAATTTTCCCATTCTTTAATAAAATAATAAACTACTACTGGATGTAGTAAAGTTGTAAAAATAAATTCCTTAAAAGTAAAACTCACATTTCCTTCAGAGGCAAAAGACAAGTAACTAAATATTATAGAGATAACTAAGCCTACCCCTAGATACGCTCTAACCCCAATCCATATATACAATAAAATCTCACTATTCATAATAAATTCCATCAGAAGTTTTAAACATTTCACCAAAATTTTCAACAGTTTGAATAGCTTCTTCAAGGGAAATTTCAAAAAATTCCCTAGAAGACCCTTGAAATGAACTCATTCTAATATTCTCTAAATGTTTATGCACAATATTTTCCAAAGCATAACCATTAGAGACGGGTAAAGCCCAACGCAATTGCCATTCAGAAACTGTACCCGCACCATTAATTTGTTTAATCCTAGAAATTGGAGAAACAGCCTTACCTATTTTACACACTTCAGGATATGCCTCGTTTGTTAAAACATAAACATATTGCCCTTTAGTGGTGGAGTGGTGAAATTTAAGGGCTGATTCGGTGCTTTTCCCATACATATATGTCCAAATGGATTGTGGAGGATCTTGAAGTGATAATTCTTCCTTGTGTTCTATAATGAAATCAAAGGAAAGAAAATCCAGAAGTTTACCACGTGGTATTTTTTTATACTTTTGAGTTAATTCCTGAAAATTATTTTTCCAAGAAGAAAATTGTGGTAATTGGTTTAAAGAAGACTGGGTACCATTAGTATGATAAAGTATAAGTTCACCGTGTGATTCCATTTTTTGTGCCTGAGAAATATTGATTGATTTCATAGGGAGAAAATTTAAATTACAATGGCTTTAACCACCTCAACGTGTTTTCTATATTGGTGATGTTCGGGAGAAACTCTTTCGTGATTACCATAGTACCATTCGTTATTTACATTTAATGCTATTGTTATAGGTTCTGGGATTGTATCATTTATGTCATCGTATCCTCCTTCATATCCATTTGTCATTACTACTATAGTATCTTTGTCTTGTATAGTATTTAACTTGTCTATTAGTTGTTGTACTGTCATAAGTTTTTAAATGTTTCGTTATAGTAATCTTCAAATGTAACTTCATCTCCAAATTCATCAATTTGTTCTGTATAAAAAGCATCTTCAATTTGTTGCTTTTCCATTTCTTTGGCTATTTGAACTTCGTTTTCAAATTCTACAATATTATGCGTTGAAAATCCAATTCTTTGTAATTCTTCAACTAGATATTCTACTGCTGTTTGTTTCATATCTATCTTATTTTAATTGTCAAAAATCTTTTTAATTTCATACCACCATACTTAGGATTATATAGTCCCATATGTTTATATATTACTAAGTGACTATACTTGGTTTCTAATTCAAAATTTGAATTCCATGTGTGTTCAAATATCAAAGTATATCCTATTAACCTACACAACATATAATATAGTTTTCTCATTATACTTTTCTTATTCCTGTTACCATTATGTATTGAAACTCCCCTTGTTCATTAAAAAAATGTTGAATAAACTTTATTGGGTAATGTTTTTCATGTTCTGGAATTGTGATTATTTCCTTTAATCTAGGTTTTATCATTTGGGTTTCAATATCATGTTCTACTTTACCCTGAAACATTAATATTAATCTAACTTTTACCATAACTTATTTCTTTAAGTAATTTTTAACTCTTTTCCAAATGTCGATTTCATTTTGTTCATTTAATCTGATGTAAGGTTCACATTTTGTAAGTAAATCCAACATAATTTGGTTTTGAGTCTCTAAAATTTCCATTCTATACTCTAACCAATCTTTATAGTTGTCTAAATCAAAATATTTGTCTGTTTCTCCAATTGTTTGGGGAGCATCTTTTCTAAATTCCTTTTCGTATTTGTACATATTTTAATAATATAATTTTTTATAAGTATAATATACGAAGAGGAAATTGGGAAGCCAAGTGTATATATGCTCGACTTCCCAAAAAAGTTTTTTAAAAGAGGATTTTAAAATTTCGTGAAATGTGGGTGAAATGGTTATTTCGGAATTGTAGTATATTAGTATATATGAGGGGGTGGGTGAAAGATCGTAGTCGATCTGAGAGTGGCGCATCCCTTCCCCCACCCGCCACCGCCACGCGTATGGACAGCAACGCCGCGTGGGTGTACCGCTATAAGCCGCGCGCGACCGCTATCGACCCGAGGTCAAACGAATTAGTCCCACTCTTCAAATTCTTCTGCCTCAGGATCATCCTCATACATTCCTTCGGAAATATCATCACAGGCGATATCCAAGTGCGTAAGTGCGTTATCCAAGTGGATTTTTACGTTATTATCAATTTCGCTGTACAATTCATCATTATCGATATAATCCAGCGTGCGCTCTAAATCCTCGAGTAAATCTTGTAGTTGGGCGCTTAATTTGGTAAGTTGTTTAAGTGTATTCATAATGTATAGTATTTTTAACCATACATATATGGGGGATTACTCCCCCACAGGTACTTCTGATTGGTATGGTACTAGATTATCAAATCTAACAGTTACCACTGTTTTTTTACCTAATACGAAGGTAAATCCGGTGAAACTTACTTTACTCATTTTAATTACATTACATTCGTAATCATTAAGTACTATCTTATCATCAATTGATGAACGGGATTGTCTTGAAATGTGACCACCCTCAAAGTAATAAGTTGAATCACCTAAGTATTTTTTACCTCCAATGTAGAATGGGGTACCGGATAGGAATTGTTCTTTTGTCATAACCTTTTATATTTTTTGAAAAGATTTAATTTTTATTTTAGTATTATTAAAATGTTCTAAAGTGAATGTTCCATCATCATGACCATGGATTTTCATTATTATTCTTTCATTGAACCACTTTGTACTTCCATCTAGTAAGAGAATTTGATACATAACTTTTATTATTTTATTATTATACTTAAATATACGAAATAATATTCGAGTATCCAAGTTTTATTGGGCGCTTCTTAAAGTAGATTGTATTACACGGTGCTCCTTACCCCGAGCATCCTTAATGATAGCCCACCCATCATTATATGATAGTAGTAAACCAACCACCATATTGGCATTACCAGTGTCTCCCCAGTATACGACTCCTATTTGTAGGGCAGGCGTTGTGGGTTGAGTGGTAGCTATGGTATTGAGCCATTTGACATAACGTTTACTGTATGCCATTTTCCAACATAATTATCTGGTTATTAACAATAACAAACTGTTTATGCTGTACCATCTTATCATAGTATTTCTGAGTTTTACTCTGAGATAATTTACGTTGGGATCCACATGATTGGCATGATAGCCAAATAAAAAATAGGGCAAATGCGATTGCGTATGGTCTAAATGCTTTCATAACCTTTATTGTTTTAATTATTATACGTTAATATACGAAATTGATCTTATG